GAGTCAGGCCGCGGAGGAAGGACAGCGACAGGATTGCACCAGCGAACGCGGCGATCGCGACGCTGTACTTGGCGAGCAATGCTCCTGCCGCAGTAGAGGTCGGTTCCATCGGCAGCTCCGCTTTCACGCATGCAAGAACGACAGAGCCCGGCGCATGGCCGGGCTCTGAAGTGACAATTTCTAGGATGGGAAAATCGTATTGCCAGCCGGACAATTTGTCAAACGTTATAACAATGCGATTTCATGCTGCCTCTTTCATCAGTGCGAGGATGCTCGACACTGGTATCAGCGCCTGCTTGTCCAGGTCGTCACAGGCCAGGAAGCAGGTGTCGATGAACCCTTCCCACTCCCTTGTCCATTGTTCACTGGAGAGGGAAATGCCTTTCTCTGCCAGGATCCATGCGCGGAATCCCTCAGGCTTCGGCATTGGGTCAGGCATCGAGCTTTGGCCGCCCTGATGCATGCGGCGGTATCGGTAGAGAACGCCTGCTGCCACAGCGCGGGCGCGCTCCATCTTCTTGGCATACATCTTCTCGACACGACTGTAGGCCAGATCGAATACCAGCGCCTCGGCCGCCTCGCGAACGTCATCGGGATCGCCGATGATCCCTTCCGGCCCGTACATGTGATGTCCGAACAGTTGCAGGTCAGGCGAGAGACTGGCGACCGCCTGCTGCACGTAGCCGGCCAGCACGCCATGCTCGCAGTGATCCAGGGAGCGGTCGATCTCGGTCTGCTGGATCTGGGTGCCGAGCCTATGGATGGTCGCGAAGTGGTTGGCGTTGCTGTTCCGCTTACCGTAGAACGCCTCGTGCCAGGCGGTTCGTGCGCTGTTCAGCTTCATTCCCCTTCCCCCTTGATCAGCCCGTACTCTCGAAGGATTGCCCATTGTTGGGCGATGTATTCGGCTAGCGTCATTTGTCCCTCTCGAACTTCCCGGTCAGATAGCGCCAGATGAAGGCGTTGCGCCGCTTTCCAGATATGAGCAGGGGATGCGGGCGTGCCTTGTGCTGGCGACACTCACGCTCTTCCTGTAGGCGCTCTCTCGGCGTAGGGTTGTAGAGTTTCGCTCTCCAGCTCATGCGATAGCTCTCTTCAGCTCGCGCACCTTGGCGCGGAATTCGGCGGTTTTCGCCTTGATCTCTTCGATCGGCCATTTCTGCGGATCGTGCGGCCCCTCGATCCAGAGCACGACCTCTTCGCCCACCCGGCGCACCAGCTCAGGCCGGTAGCCCATGATGTTTCCGCTCAGGTGTGAATTGCAGATGGAGCAAGCCTTGTGGACGTTCAGCGGCTCGAAGCGGAGCGCCGGCGTGGAACCAACGCTGCGATAGTGCGACGCGTGCCATTGGCCATGCCAGTTCGCGTCCCGGCCACAGCTCACACAAGGCAGCGCTGCATCACGCAGACGGATGTAGGCGTTGAATGCGGCCTGGCAGTCCTTGAGGTGATCCGCCCTACTCTTCAGCTTCTCTTTGCGGGCCTTGATCTCCCGGCGGTTGCGGTCGGCGATGGCCTTCCGCGCCGGCTTGGCGTGCTTGTCCTTGGTGGCCAGGGCGCAGGCTGGGGAGCAGACGCGCTGCCCCAGGCGCTGAGGGATGAACTTGGTGCCGCATTCGGTGTTCTGGCACTTCTTCGGGCGTGGCTGGCGGGTGGAGAGCATCAGTAGTCCTCCCAGCCGTCACGGAGCGCCTTACGAGTTTCCCGCCGGTCTACAGAGCGCCCGCATGGCGTCGACTGGATATCCCGGCTAACTTGGCAGGAACCGCCATGGCCGGCGCAACAGCACCGGCCGAACTTCTTCCGCTTGCGCATCAGCTTCGCGTGAATCACGCCTCCACCTCCTTCGCCTTCTGCTGCTCGGGCTGGAAGTCGCCGCGCAGAGGCATGAGATACCGTTCAGGTATGTAGAGCCGGTCTCCTTCATGGAGCACCCACCAAGCTGGCCGATTCACCTGAAAGGTCTGGCCGTCTTCGGCAAACAGATCACCGGAGGCAAGTCGAGACATCAACTCGACTACCACTCCTGCACTGATGCAGTTGGGGATGTCTTGCAGATTAAGAGCGAGATCCCCAGCCTTGAACTTGCTCATGCGGCCTCCCAGTAATCGCGAGTGGTGAACTTCACCCCGCGCTCGGCGGCGAAGGCCTCCATCACCAGGAACATCTCGTTGAACCACTTCTTTGACTGCTTGCGGGTGGAGACACCCAGGACCACGAACCCACCGTTGATGCCCGGAACGGCGTCCTGTTGCTGAACCGCGGCGCTGAAGATGTGCTTCCACGATTCGCTGTCCAGCTTCCGGCCGTACCACTCCACCTGGTGGGAGATGTCGCGCAACATGGCCCACATGCGCCTGTTCTGGGCGTCACTGCGGGCTTCGTCGTGCAGGCTCCAGGTCTTGCCCTCAGTCAGGTCAACTCGCTGAAGGATCGCTATGGCGCGCTGGCGGTCGGTTTCATTGCGGATGGGGAAGCGGGGGTTAGCCATTAGCCACCTCCCGCATCTTGCGCAGGTACTCTTCCCTTTCGCGCCGGGCCCGATCCCTGCCCGCAGCCTCGATAACCAGCCAGAGCCGGTACATGTTCCAAAGGCTTGGGCGACGTCTTTTGATGCCGTCCTGGTAGATATGCCCGTAGGAATAGAAGGCGTTATCAGTCCAGATTTCGACTCCATTGATGTTGGTCGTATACAGGCCAACTAGAGCGCTATCGGCGTATTTATCGAGCAGAGCACCCAAGGCTTTATCCCATTCAGGGCAATAGCGCTCTTGGTGAAAGAGTCCGAACCAGGTAGATGCAGCCCACATCAGGTAAAACTTCAGGAAGCTCATCACTCCACCTCCGCAGTCGGCCAAATAGAACGAACCACTGCGAGCGGGTCGCAGTCTTCCATTAGGATCATCACGAAGGGCGCGCGGCCAGGGATGAGGACGTTCCAGGAGCGTTTCATTGGGCGGCTCTCCTTCCTGCCGAATCTGATGCGGCAGGACCAGTCCCTGTGGGGAAGTAACGGTTGCGCCACCAAGCGATGCCGCGGTCTGAAATCGACAGTTCGCGGTCAATCGAGCGGCGATCATCATTGGTTCGTTTATGGGTAAGCCGGAGGCAGTCCTCTGCTTCGCTCCTGCCCATCATTTCGAGGAGGACCTCATCAAGGACTTCGCTGGCTGGACGCAGACAATCCAGGATGTTTTCGCGAACCGAGAGAATCGCCCTGTGCCAGGCGTACTCGCCGGCTGCTTTCAGAAAAATCTGACCAAGCCAATCCAGCGACATGGTTGCCCACTCGTCATCGCGCGGAACCAGCAGGTAGCAATTCATGAATCCGCGGGTGTCGCTCTGCGGCCTGGAAACCAGAAACACAACGGGGCGCCCCGTTGTCGCGTGAACCTGTTCGGCTTTTGCCTTCTCGATATCGGTCGGCCGCGTTCCTTTGACTTCCAGGTACATGTCAGCCGACGGCAAGTAGAAGTCAGGCAGGTACTTGCAGCCTTCAACCTGGAGCAGGTGAGGCTCGTAGAGATAGAAAATATCCAGCGCGTCCATGAGCCGAGCCCACATCAGCTCGGTGTACGAGCGGAGCTTGTATCCCTGGTGCTGGTAGATGGTCCGGCGCTCTTTCATCACCAGTCCTCCTTCTGCTCAGGCTGTTCGCGGTAGTGGCTTGCCAGGGGGACGAACCGGGACTTGCTCCCCTGGAAGGCGGTGAAGACGCTGCCGATCTCCCCATCCCGGTTCTTCCGGATCAGGATTTCGCCAATGCCCTTCTTCTCGCTGTTCGGGAAATAGACCTCGTCCCGGTACACGAACATCACGATGTCCGCGTCTTGCTCGATGGCGCCGGACTCGCGCAGGTCGCTGAGCACCGGGCGCTTATCGGGGCGAGACTCACATCCGCGGTTGAGCTGGCAGAGCGGGAGCACCGGGCATCCGATCTCCCTAGCCAACAGCTTCATCTGGCGCGACATGGTGGTGACGTCATCTACCCTCCCCTTGCCCTCTCCTTCCACGAGGCCCAGGTAGTCGATGACGATCAGGCCAAGGTCGCCCATGCGGTGCTTCTGCCGGCGAGCGATTGAGCGGATGCGCGGCATCGTCATGACCGGTACGTCGCTCACGGCGATCTTGGCGTCGCGCAGCTTCAGGGTGGCGGCAGCGAGTTCGGTCGACTCCTTGTGGGTACAGGAGCCGTCCTTGAGGTTCTGCAGGGGTATCCCGCCGACGGCCGCGATCAGGCGATCCATCAGTTGGCTCTTGGTCATCTCGAGACTGATCACCAGGACCGGCCTGTTCTGCTTGATGGCCACGTCTGCCGCGATGTTCATCGCCAGGGTGGTTTTGCCCATTGCGGGGCGACCAGCGATGACGATCATCTGCCCTGGCTTCAGGCCTTGCATGTACTGGTCAAGGTCGGGAATGCCAGTGCTCAGCCCATCCAGGGTGTCGCCTTTCTGCGCGCGGTCATGGCGCTCCTGAAGCACTTCGACATGGTCGCGCAGGATGTCCCCAACCATCTGGCACTCACCATCAGCGCCCCCTGCATCCAGGCTGAGCACCAGGGCTTGCGCCTGGGCGATCTTGTCCTCGATGGCGCAGTTCTCGTGGGCGATCTGCTCAATCCCGCTGGCGGCGTCCGCGATCTGGCGGGAGATAGCGCGCTCACGAACGATACGGGCGTATTCCTTGGCATTGGCCACGCTCGGCGTGTTGAGCATGATCTCGCCGGCATAGGCCATCGTGCGGGTTTCATCCGAAAGGCACTCCTTGGCTTCGCCCAGAGTGATGATGTCAACCGGCGTGCCGGCCGACTCCAGGTCGAGGATCAGGCGATACAGTTCGGCGTTGACGGAGTAGGCGAACGCGTCCGGCGAAAGCTCGTCGGCGATGACGCTGATCAGGTGCGGCTGCTTGAGCATGGCGCCAATCACGCCGTGCTC